GCTTTTGGTCAAGATGGTCAAAACCCAATACGTAAAATATCTATGACACTATTATTATCAGATCCATCAGAGTTTACAGGTGGTGATCTTTTGTTTTCAGAGATGGGTGATCAAAAACCAGTGCCCTTGAAACAAGGACAAGCAATATTCTTTGCATCATTCTTAAGACACAAAGTTGCACCTGTTAAAAAAGGTGTAAGAAAATCTTTGGTGATGTGGTTTGGAGGACCGCCATTTAAATGAGTCAACTTCAAAGAAAGATATTATTTCCAACTGCTGTTTATTTTAAAGATATACCTAACGCTAAAGAACTTAATAAATATTTATTTAAAGAAATAAAAAAGTGGCGTAAATCAGATCCTAAAGGAGAAGTTAAAACAAACTCTGGTTTTGGCTGGCACAGTAAAACTGACATGGATAAAAGAAAAGAATACAAACCGCTTATTGATGAATTATTTAAAATGGCCTATGAGTGTAACGCAGACTTTGGTGTTACAGGTAAACTAGGACTTGGTAATATGTGGGCTAATATCAATCCGACATATTCTTATAATAAAACACATACACATCCTAACTCTATGTGGTCGGGTGTTTATTATATTAAAGTTCCAAAAAACTCAGGCAAACTATTCTTAGAAGATCCTAGACCAGGACCAAATACACACATGCCCAGAAGAGTAGATAATCTACCTGAACAACTATGGAGAGTATGTGCTTACGAACCTGTGGAAGGGCGTATGATATTTTTTCCATCTTGGCTTCCCCACGGTGTTGATATAAATATGAATACAGACAAAGGTGAAAAGAACTGGAGAATATCTGTATCTTATAATTTTATACAAGTATGAGTTTTAAGAAAAACAAATATCAAGTTATACGTGGCGCTATATCAAAAGAGGTAGCAGATATAGCTTACAGGTATTTACAAATATCAGCAGAAGCAGATCACTGGATGTTAAACAATGGTGTAACTCATGCTGGTAATAAACTTGTAGGTAATTTTAAAGACAGTCAGGTTCCAGGTTCTTATGCTAAATATGGTGATAGGTTAATGGAAACACTATTAGTTAAAACTATAGATGTAATGCAAAAGAAGACAGGACTTAAACTAGTGCCAACTTATTCTTACACAAGACTCTATAGAAAAGGTAATATTTTAAGAAGACACAAAGATAGACCTAGCTGTGAGATATCGACTACACTAAACCTAGGTGGAGATGCATGGCCCATATTTATCGATCCTACGGGGTCTGACAACGTCATAGACGAGTATAAAGGCGTACATAAGCCTGGTGCACCCAAAGGTGTAAAAGTAGACCTAAAACCAGGAGATATGCTTATCTATTCTGGTTGTGAATTAGAGCACTGGAGAGATCCTTTTGAGGGCCAACTATGTGGTCAAGTATTCTTGCACTATAATCATGCAGATGGACAGTTTGCAAAGAGCAATTTGTATGATAAAAGACCTATGCTAGGAATAGTCAAATAACGTTGAACATCAACGCAATCTAATATAATCTGGAGTTCTATGTTACAGAAGGTATCTTTTTTACCAGGAATAAATAAACAGGTCACACCTACAGGTGGAGAGGCGCAGTGGGTGGACTGTGATAATGTTCGTTTTAGGTATCAACTTCCTGAGAAAATAGGAGGTTGGAAACAGTTAGGTGCGGACAATGTAACCGGTGCAGCTAGAGGGTTGCATCAATTTACTAATAGTGCTGGTCAGAAGTTTTCTATTATAGGAACAAACAGAATTTTATATGCATACTCAGGTGGTGTGTTCTATGATATTCACCCAATCAAGTCTACAAACACACTCACTAATGCATTTAGCACGACTAACGGATCAGCTGAAGTTACCATAAATTTTTCTGGTGATCATGGTATTCAAGCCGGCGATATAGTTTTATTAGATAATTTTTCAACGATCACAGATTCAGATTTTGCAGCAGCTAATTTTGATGACATAAGATTTATGGTCACTACGGTTCCTGCATCTAACACCATTACTATTACAATGCCGTCTAATGAATCAGGGTCCGGGGCAACACAATCTGGTGGTATTAGAGTTAGACATTATTATCACGTAGGTCCTGATGTACAGGCACAAGGTTTTGGTTGGTCACTAGGAACTTGGGGCGGTCAAGAGGTTGGAGCTTTTTCTACAACTCTAGCTTCAGGTATTACAGACTCTGCAACAAGTATAACATTAACCGATGCATCACAGTTTCCAACATCAGGCACAAACTTTATACAAATAGGAACAGAAGAAATATCTTACACGGGCATCACATCAAACACACTATCTGGCGTAACACGAGGGGTGAGAAATACTACAGCCGCATCACACTCAGGTGGAGCAACGGTTACAAGTTCAACCAACTTTGTGGCATGGGGTGAAGCCGCATCAGGTGACTTAGTCATTGAACCAGGGTTCTGGTCACTGGATAACTTTGGTGACAAAGCCATTTGTTTAATTTGTAATGGTGAAGTCTTTGAATGGGATTCATCTATTACAGCTGCTACATCAACAAGAGCAACAATTATTTCAGGTGCACCTACAGCATCAAGACACATGCTAGTATCAACACCAGATCGACACTTAGTATTCTTTGGTACAGAAACTACAATTGGTACAAAGACTACACAGGATGATATGTTTGTTAGATTCTCTGATCAAGAGGATATTAATACTTATGCACCTACAGCGACTAATACAGCAGGTACACAAAGATTAGCTGACGGGTCAAGGATCATGGGGGCCATTAGAGGTCGAAACGCTATCTATGTTTATACTGACACTGCTTTGTTTACGATGCGTTTTGTAGGTCAGCCATTTACCTTTGCCTTTGAGCAAGCAGGTACGAACTGTGGACTTGCAGGTAAGAATGCAGTTGTTGAAGTAGACGGTGCAGCCTACTGGTTATCAGAGAATGGTTTCTTTAAATATGCAGGTTCACTAGAGTCTTTACCATGTTTAGTTGAAGACCATGTGTATGACGATATTAATTTAGATTCAGGTAATCAAATGATTACAGCAGGACTTAATAATTTATTTGGTGAGATTATGTGGTTCTATCCAACGTCAACATCTTCTGTGGTAAACAGAATGGTTTGCTATAACTATTTTGATTCATCACCACAAAGACCTGTGTGGACGATTGGAACATTAGCAAGAACCGCGTGGCAAGATTCAGCGGTCTTTGGTAAACCCCATGCATTAGAATATGATGCGGATGGTGTTGAAGGTTCTAGTTCATCGACTTATGTGCAAGGAAACACGGATGGTATTTCAACATACTATCAACACGAAACGGGAACCGATCAAGTTAAAGGTGGAACAGTTACAGCCATTACAGCCAATATTACATCTGGTGATTTTGATATTACACAGAAACTACAAAGAGGTGCTGGTCCTATGTCAGAACTTAGAGGTGATGGTGAGTTCATCATGAAGATTAGAAGATTTATACCAGACTTTATTTCACAGACAGGTAACTCACAGGTTACACTAAACTTACGTAATTATTCAAATGACACAGCGTCAAGTTCATCATTAGGTCCCTTTACAATTAGCTCATCAACAACTAAAGTAGATACACGAGCAAGAGCTAGAGCGATTGCTCTTAAAGTAGCAAACACAGGATCTGGTCAAGACTGGAAGCTAGGCACGTTTAGATTAGATATACAACCGGATGGTAGAAGATAATGGCAACGATAGAAGAAATATTAGCTGGTACAGATACAAGGTTCTACGATGGTAGAGATTCAACATTCGATGCTAATAATATTTTTAGCAGTGGTTTTAACCGAGGAGCTAATCAAAACTATGACGGAATACTAGGAACTGAACAAGCTCAAAATACACTTTCCGCTACTCCTATTCTTGCAAGTGAACTAAACGCTGCGAGAAATGTTGGCGTGCCACAAGAAAATTCTTTTTTAACAGGTATTATGAAAAATGCAGTTGCTCGGCCTTTAATGTTTCAAGCTGGAGCAAACTTAGGTTTAACAGGTGGTAAAATTCTTACTGGAGGACTTAGTCTTCCATTTGCTTTAGCTGGTGGTATTGCATCTCAGTTTTTACCATTAGATAGAAGTAAACCTAAATTTGATTATCAATATGTAAATCAACCTGGTGGTGTTAATGTTGTGGACAATAAAATTACAACGGGTGTCCTTGCAGGTAAAAATTTTGAAAGTGCTTTTGGTTCAAGAGATTTAGGAGAAATGTATCAAAACTATATTGACAACTTAGAAGAGGAAGAAGAACTTACAGATTTTCAACAAAGTAAATTAGATCAAGCTAAAGCAGAGTTAAATGCTTATCTAACAACAGGAGCTAAGATAAGAGGATATAGAGATTCAGTTAGAGGTAGAACAATGACTCCAAGAGAATTTGCTTTTAATTATAATCAAGGTATTGGACAGTTTGCAATGCCTACACAAGATAGCACAGGTAAAACTTTAGATTACACAGGAGAGTCTGATACGTACGCTGGAGGTGAAACAACTACTAACGTGGGTGGACAAGATATAACATCTTATGATGATCCATATGATCCGGGTGGAGGAGAATAATGGCAAAGATAGTACAAGTATTAACAAGACCTAGTAAAGAATACAGACAGTCTGTGGCTGACTCACAGGTTAGAGATCTTGATGCTGTAATTCAAAAACTAAATACAACGTTTCAACAAGAACTTAAGGATGAGGTAGAAGCATTTAATTTCTTTTTACAATAATGGCTAACAGTTTTATAAATAAAAAAGCAGACTTAACAACGACAGATCTTACAACTTTGTACACGGTCCCTACTGCAAAGACCGCGGTTGTTAAATCTATCTTAGTGTCTGAGGATGCAGGGTCCGGGGCTAACATAACGATTACGTTGGTTGATTCATCATCAAATATATTTAGCTTGTTCAAGTCTAAGACTATATCCTCTAACACAACAACAGAACTTTTAACTCAACCTCTAGTTATGGAGGAGAGTGAGATCCTAAAAGTACAAGCTTCTGACGCGAACGAGCTGCACGTCATAGCTTCGATATTAGAAATACAGCCAAGAGAGGTCGTGACGTAATGCAGGTGTTAAAACCAAAAGAGATAATAACAACTATTTCTAACCTGAAAACAGGGGAAATATACAAAGATGATAAGGAGTGGAAAGCCAAAGGTATACCAGAAACAGAGATAAGAAGGGATGTAAAAGTAGTCATGCCATCTCTTGATTTGTTTCCAAAAACCAAGTAATGTGATAATTCAGGTATTTTACCTGCCTTATTTAAAGCTTAATTACAACTATGACGATATCAAGAATGCAAGAACCTAGACAATTATATGGCCTTGGTAGCCTAGTAAAAAAGATTACTAAACCTATCAAGAAGATAGTTAAAAGTCCTATCGGTAAAGCGGCGTTAGGTGCTGCTGCA